TGGTTTTAAGGTATTGGGTAGCATTGACACTACTTTCAAATCAGAACCAAAACTAGCAAGCGTTTTGACGCAACAAGTTACATTGTATCCCACTGGCGAAGCTGTAACTAAGTCTTTGAAAGATTGGTTAAAAGGATTAAAGTTTAAAACTCCTCTTATTACCCGTGAACAATTTTTAAAAGCGGTAGATAGTAAGAATATCAGTCAAGATTTTCCAGGTCAAGATGTAAATAAAATAGTTAATGATACTATTGTTTATTTAACCACAATTAAATTGGGAGATGAAATATTAAAAAATGCTACCAGTGAAATTGGAGACTTAGAAAAACACGAAGGTATAGTTGTAAGAGACTCAAGTATTTATGGTAATCCATTTAAAATTACAGGAAGTTTTATTATAAAAGGTCTCGGCAGTAAGTTTAAGAAATAAATTAAATACATATTTGTTATGAAGAAAGCATCAGGTAAAAGCAATTTATCAATTGTAAAAGATTACTTATCGGGCGAACGTCCATTCGTACAAGTTGGCTATGATGCCAATTTGGAGAACAATAAACGCAAAGAAGGTGAAGAATGGGAGGACGGTCAAGGTAGAAAATGGGTTTGGAAAAATGGAAGCAAACGTAGAGTTCAAAAACGCGCTACGATTATCAATGAACAACGTTGTAAATGTTGTAAGATGGATGTTCGTTGGGGCAATTATTTAGATGATCGTGTTTGGCCCAAAACAGGATATTGCTACGATTGTTTTATTGATTTCCAAACAAATCTTAAATTAATCGGAATGTTCGACGTATATAACGAACTTCAGGATTTAAAAAATGAACGTAGTATTTTGGAAGATTATAAGAAAAAGTTTGAAGAAAGTAAAAAGTTCTGTGAAGAAAATCAAGGAAAACCAGTTGAATTCTTAGAAGAAGATGGTTCATTTGAAAGATGGGAAGGCATTCAAGATTATAATAAAATACTAGAGGATCTAAATAAAGATTTAGAACTACTCTATAAACGTTTAGAAGAACTAAACGCTAAGATAAAAGATTACGAAGAAAAGTATGAGTCAGCCAAATCTAAGAGAAATAATAAAGCAAGAGTATAAGAAGTGTATTGAGGATCCAATATACTTTATGAAAAAGTATGTTAAGATCCAACATCCTATTCGTGGTACTTGTAACTTTGAATTGTTTCCTTTTCAAGAGACAACTCTATCAGACTTCGTAGATAATAGTCTTAATATTGTATTAAAAAGTCGTCAGATGGGTATTAGTACTCTTACAGCAGCTTATAGTTTGTGGTTAATGACATTCCATAACGATAAGAATATTCTTTGTATTAGTATTACTCAAGAAACCGCAAAAGAAATCGTTACCAAAGTTAGATTTGCTAATGATAACTTGCCATCTTGGTTAAAAGTTCCCTGTGTAGAAGACAATCGTCTTTCATTACGTCTAAAAAATGGATCGCAAATCAAAGCAGTATCATCTGCTGGTACCGCTGGTCGATCATCCGCACTATCTTTACTAATCATTGACGAAGCTGCATTTATTGACGGTATTGAAGAAATTTGGTTGTCATCACAATATACACTGTCTACTGGTGGTAGAGCTATTATATTAAGTACGCCAAATGGTGTTGGTAATTTCTTTCATAAAACGTGGGTAGAAGCTGAAGAAGGTAAGAACAACTTTAAAACAATACGATTACCATGGCATCTACATCCAGAAAGAGATCAAGCTTGGAGAGATAAACAAACAGAATTGTCAGGTGTAAAAGGTGCAGCACAAGAATGTGATTGTGATTTTAGTACATCTGGTAATCAAGTTGTGAGTGTTGATATTTTAGAGTTTTATAAACAAACTTATATTAAAGATCCAATTGAAAAACGTGGTAATAATCAAGATTTTTGGATATGGGATTATCCAAATTATAGTAAAAATTACATATTAACGGCCGACTGTGCGAGAGGAGATGGAGCAGATTATAGCGCATTTCATATCTTTGACATAGAAACATTGGAACAAGTTGCGGAATATAAAGGACAATTAACTACCAAGGATTATGGAAACTTGTTGGTAAGTGTTGCAACTGAATATAATAATGCGTTATTAGTCGTGGAAAACAATAACGTGGGTTGGGCTACACTTCAACAAATTATAGATAGAGATTATCAAAATACATTTTATAGTGCAGCTGATTTAACTGTTATAGATGTGGAAAAAACATATACTAATAAATTAAATTCGGCGGACAAAAAATTAGTGGCCGGATTTACAACCACTAGTAAAAATAGACCATTAATTATTAGTAAACTAGAAAACTTTTTTAGAGAAAAAGGTGTTATAATCAAGTCTAAAAGACTTTATGAGGAATTGAATGTGTTTATATGGAATGGAGCTAAAGCTGAGGCTATGAAGGGATATAATGATGATTTAGTTATGTCACTAGGCATTGGATTGTGGATTCGTGAAACAGCTTTAAAACTTAGAAACGAACAAATAGCTTATAATAAAGCAATGGTTTCTAAAATATCAAAAGTAACAAGTCAAATAACAGTGCCAAAACAAGTAAGCACTGTACCTGATCATCAAAAGACGATGGAATTTACTGTAAATGACAAAAAAGAAAGTTTAACTTGGTTGTTGTAAATACTTATATACTAGAATAATATGGCAGATAAATCTTTTCAAGAATTACGCAATCGTTCATTATTTGCACGTTTGAAACGTTTGTTTTCAAATGATGTAATTGTTCGTAATATCGGTGGTAAAAAATTAAAAGTAATTGATACTGACGAAATTCAGTATGCTACAGATCGTAATAGTTTAAGAGATCGTTTTAATAGATTACGCACCACTTCATATAATCAATACACAAGAGATTTCAATTTATCATATCAAAGTAGTCGTGTAGAACTATTTCGTGATTATGATACAATGGATATGGATCCAATTCTAGCATCTGCATTGGATATCTATGCAGATGAATGTACAACTAGAAATGAAATGGGTGAAGTAATTCATATTAAATCATCCAACGATGAAATCAAGCAAATTCTACACAATTTGTTTTATGACATTTTAAACATCGAATTCAATCTTTGGAGTTGGACTCGTTGTATGGTCAAATACGGAGATTTTTATTTACGTTTACATATTAGCCCTGAATATGGTGTTTATTTGGTAGAACCATTGAGCACTTATTATGTAACCCGTGTAGAAAACGCACATTTATCAAATAAGAATTTTGTTAAGTTCCAAGTCAACCTTCCATATGGTAATAAACTAGAAGATCTGGAAAATTATCAAATTGCACATTTTCGTTTGTTGAGTGATAGTAACTTTTTGCCATACGGAAAAAGTTCTTTAGAAGGTGCTCGTCGCGTATGGAAACAATTGAGTTTGATGGAAGACGCAATGTTAATTCATCGTATTATGCGTGCTCCTGAAAAACGTATTTTCAAGGTTGACATCGGTAATATTCCTCCAAATGAAGTTGATAACCATATGCAACGCATTATGGATCAAATGAAAAAAGTACCATATTTGGATCAACAAACAGGCGACTACAATTTAAGATTCAATTTGCAGAACATGGTAGAAGACTTTTTCTTGCCAGTTCGTGGTAGTGATAGTGGTACAAGTATCGAAAACTTATCTGGTTTAGAATGGACAGGTACTGATGATATTGAATATCTTCGTAACAAAATGATGGCAGCGCTTAAGATTCCCAAAGCATTTTTAGGTTATGATGAAAGTTTAAGCGGTAAAGCTACATTGGCAGCTGAAGATATACGTTTTGCTAGAACTGTTCAACGTATTCAACGTATTATTGTAAGTGAGTTAAATAAGATTGCGGTTATTCATTTATATTCACAAGGATATAGAGATGAATCGTTGGTCGATTTTACATTGGAATTGACCAATCCATCTACTATCTTTGAAAAAGAAAAGATCGACGTATATAAAAGCAAAGTCGAACTCTCCAAAGATATGCAAGAACAAAAAGTATTTTCTAAGAAGTGGATCTATGAAAATATTTTTGGTTTATCAGATCAAGATATGATTGAGTTGCAAAAACAACTTATCGATGATGCTAAAGGTACATATAGATTTAAACAAATCGAAGAAGAAGGCAATGATCCAGCATTATCATTCTTAAACAAGGACGATAAAGAAGGAGCCGGTGGTGG